ATTTGGTCTGGCAAAATTGCCACGTGATCGGGTTGGTAGTTTTTAGCAACGTAGGAATAGGTCTTCCCCTCAAAGTTGGCTCCCTCTTCAGCAGCTTCGTTGTGCGTAAAGAGGCCAGTGGACAACTCACTAACGACCGATAGTTCAAGCGAGCTGAGCACTCGATCGTCTACACGTTCGCAAAGCTCTTTGTCGAACCATCCTTCAGCAAGTAGGCGCTTACCGTCCATTCTGGCATTGAAGACAAAGCCGATTCCTTGGTTGTTGATCACGTCCGGTGACCGAGCAGAAACGGGCTGGCCGTTGTTCTCAGGGTGATAAACAACCAGGGGAACTCCGTTCCAACTGTCTACACTCTTCTTGATTTCATCCAATGGATAGAACAACGAACCTTTCGATCCGTTGAGCACTCCGTTGACGATCAAACAGAGATTCGCCACAAGATACTCTCTGCCGTGAAGAGAGTCTTTGCGAACTTTGCCAGAGAGATTTGCAGTCAGCTTTTCCATATGGGAGAGGAATATAAAGCTGACTGTTTTTGATGGGGATAGCTTTGCTAGTAGGGATCGCCTACTAGTCTGACAAGCTGATAATGAATGCGCCTAGATCGGTAGACACAAAGGATATCATACCCTTTGGGCCTGATGTGGCTGCGGATAGAAGAAATCACGTACCACATATATTGATCAGACGGGTAGTTTCCCCCCCTACAGTCTTCTCGTTTTTGTGATTTCTTATGGTGCTTGATGAGCTGTTTGATCTCGTACTTAGTGTGCGATCTGCCGTCCATCAACAGCTCCAGTAATGCTTTCCCGTGTAGACTTAATTCTCTCATATACCTACGCCTTTACGGTTTGTCAGAGAAAGAAGGCAGCGCACTACCGGAAAGAATCAACGGCTCAGTCGAGTTCAGCTATCTCGATGTCTCGCAGCCGCAAAGCACTAGCCTCGCTCGACCGAGATGCGTAGCAACCTAAGTTGATCACGGGGCCTACGTCCTTGCTGTTTTCGATCGAAGTCATTCCCCGATAACTGTAGATCTCTTTGCCGTCTTTCTTCACGATCGCAAATCCTTCGTCGTTGTATGTAGGCCGATAGAGCACCTCCCAGTCGTGCCAGCCAGCTTCTGGGGGGTCTAAAAACTCAGAAAAGTCTTTCCTCGTTTTTTTCGTCGCTCCACGTTTTCCAGCATAGCCCTGGACTCTCAGTTTGCCGCGAAACGTCATTAAAGCGAACGGCGGATTGTAGAAATCTACAAGTCCATAAGACGGTCCCCAAAATTGGAAGAAGATCGTATAGCTGCGTTCGGGATCCTGCGACTTCTCGATCGACAAAATCTCCATCTTGAACTTACAGCGATACGTTTTGTTCAGGCTAGTTTGCGTGCCGTTGTTCAGTAATTTCGACCAAACTCGCAGTTCGTTGTGTCCTTTGGGGTCTCTCGTTTTACGACTGCTGATACACAAAAACGTCTCTGGGTTTTCCAAGATTGGCGGATCAACTCGGCTATGATACCAAGTAGTTGCAGTATCAGAAATCTCGAATCGTTCGTACTGCGGGCTAGGGTTTTGCAGCCGACGCATGACTTGATCGTTGTACTTTTCGAACTGATCTTGAGACACCCCATCGAATTTGAAAATCACCTTGCCGGTCTTGTCTGGCTCTATATCAATAGGATCTGGATCAACAGGCTCTGGGTCGATCGGTACAGGAGTGGGTTCTGGAACTGGTAAAGGCTCAGGGATATCGTGTTCTTTGGACAACTGCTTGATAACTGCTTGCAATTGTTTTTGGATGTCGATCAGCTTCTTGACCGGCTCTGGCTTTTGTGAATCGTGATGACTCCTTGCTACGTTTGCGGCCGTTCCCCAAAGGCAACAGGCCAACACTAAAATACTAATAGTTCGCATCGCGTTTACTCCAAAATGCTTTCTGGACGAGTCTTAGAAATTGAGCGGGAACGTCCCGCCCAACTAGAATTTTTCTCTCGCTGCAAACTCTTCTGGATTCTACTGTTGATTCCCGATCGGCTTCGTATTTGTCCTTGCTTCGATTCCCCTACGTTAGCTGGTCTGAAAGCGCATCTGCAATTGGGGTGGCGTGGAATCAACCCGTGGGACTCCGAGACCTTCAAAACGACTCCCTCCAAGGCTCCACAAAGTTGACAGACGCGGTGATCGCCAGCAGTAGTCCATTCTACAGCAACGCCCACTTCCTCCACCCCCATCCGCTCCAACATGTCTAACTGCCCTTCAGCGTGAGCCCGAATCACCTCCGTGCGCGCGATACGCTCTGCGTGCTTAATGCTTTTACCGATGTCGCTAGCCATCCTGCGAGCGATCGTGCGAGGGTTGTCACCTTGCACTAGCCCGTCTGCTAAATGCTTTTTTAGGCGGACGGCTAAGACACTGTTGACCCCTTGGATATCGGTAAAAGTGCGGCCAACCAAAATCTTCAACTTCTCGACTGTTTCGGGAGCAGTGAAAGCGCCAGCCAAAAACGACTGTCTGGTGATCTCTGTGACTGTACGCTGTAGAGGATTTAGTAAGGCAACCTCTAACTGCGCTCTTTGCGTTTCTGTAAACGCTCTTGCTGCTCCTTTCTCGTATCCCTGCACGATATACTCTTCAAGTATTTCTCCCGAGGGAAAGAGAATAGCTTGGTCCTCCGCGATCCACTGCTCAAATTGGTCTACTTGTTGACTACTGGTTTCGAATTCCCATTGCCTCGCTGCGATCTCAGGTACCAACACTTCGATATTCTGGATTAGCCCAAAGGCATCTTGTGACACGAGCAGTTCGTTAATCCTTCTCCCCAGGAACTTATAGCGAACTCGCAAAAATCGCTCAAACCGTTTTCTCAGTGTCTTCGTTCGTGTTGGATCGACTTTAGACATTTAATCTCGCAGATTGTTGCGAATTACTCGGAACGACTTAACACGTGCTGTTCTAATTCCAGGTTCTCTCGGCTCTTGGTTTTTCGGTGTATCTCGCTTTCGCATCTGGTCTAGTCGTATCTGCTTCAGCTTGGCTTTCTCACGCTCGATCTCTTCTGGGGTCGGATCGTGATTGGGCTGCATAAAGGGATTCATATCAGCTCCTCCTTGAGCTCTAAGTCGTCGGCGTCTTGGACTCTTGTTTTGGTTAGCCGGTTGACTTGCTTCTTTCCTTCTGCCCCTCCGGTGAACTTGTCGCTGAGTGCGTCCTTCCTGACTAGATCTCCTTCTTCTAGCTCTAGTAATGTTTCTTTGTCGCGTTCGTCTAGCGTCGGGGGTTTGGCTTTCTTCAGCAGCCTGGCCTCCATGATATCTCTAGCCAGATCTCGATCTTCGCCTTGCTCGTAAGCGGCAATGGCGTTTTCCAAAAGTTGATCTGCCTTCTCGGCAGACATTCCTAGCAGCTCAACGTAAAAATCCTGCGGAGACATGATGTCTTCGACGTCGCCAGCGACATATTTAGTCAATGCGTGGACTTGCTTAATTGCTACGTTGGCTTTTTCCTCTGGTGATTGATCTTCGAGGGGTTGCCACCTGACACAATACTCTTCCGGCTCCGGTAACACTCCCAGTTGGATCAACTTATCTATGAAGGGTACGATCACTCGTGGTATAAGATACATCTCTTGTCGGGTTGCGACTCGTTCGTTCCAACTCTTCTTGTCTTGTGTGCTTGCCAGCTCTCCTCGCTCCGAGCCAGTGAAGATTCTTTTTGGAATTCCAAGCTGAACACAGATAGCTTCAATCTGAGCGTCAATCTGCTGATTAGGATTGACGACTTGCGGTGCTAGTGACTTCGCCGCAAACCCGTTGAGCGTAATGTATCGCTGCAATCCTAAAGAGTAGCCTTGGACCATCTTTTTCAACTTGCTACTGGCTTCAGCATCAACTGATGCCGCACCTAAACTTGGGTGCGTCTCAATCGAAATGCCGGGAAACGCTCCCTTCCAATACATTTCTGCTGATCCGCCATACAGCTTCCTCGTGTCAATCAGTCGATTGAATACAGGACGCATACGAGGCACCCCAAACACCTCGTCGACTTCCAGGTTGTCTGCGATATGAACTACTCGACTGTGATGAACCCGACGAACCGTGCTGTCTCGGCCAACCCCCTTAGATTCCTCTGGACTCGCGAAGCTGATATTGTAATGAGTTGGGAAGCCATACCGAGCACTCGTAATATCCGAGTCGAACGCGGCTATCTTGGCTTGGTACTCGTCGAAAGCACGTACGAACAACAGCCTGGCTT